GTGTGGTACTAATGTTAATAGAGGAGATTCGTAAATCAATCCTGTTTGTGGGTTTTGGAAAAATCCGGTTACTTGTACTGCCATTTTATTTTTATTTGTTTATTATAAATATTAATTTGTTATAAATAGTATGGTAAGAATACTACAGCTCCATTCACTGTTGCTTTATAGAATCCTGCTGGTCTTGTATCATCAATCGGTCCATCTGTTTCGGGAATATTGATAACAAGTTGATCATTTATTGTTGTAGAACTTGATATTATAAGTCCGTTTGTAATTCGAGCGCTTCCACTTACATCTAATTTGTAATTAGGGGTTGTAGTTCCTATACCAAAACTACCTGTTTCGTTTACTCGGAATAATTCATTTGCAGTACCATTAGCTGTTACTCTAAAGACAGCATTAGTACTATCATTATTAGCGTCAATGTCTATTGTTTGGCTTCCATTATTACTAATAGCATAATTCTCACCCATTGTTAAGTTTTGGGTTAGTGTTACAGAAGTAGCACCTATTACACCATTAACAAATAAAGCATATCCTGTTGATACGTTTGTTGAATTGACAGCTACAGCACCTTGTAGGGTTGATGTTCCACTTACTCTTGTACTACCACTTACATCGAGTTTATACCCAGCATCAGTTGCTGTATTTATTCCTACATTATTTGTAGGAGCAAACATATAAATAGCTGTTGCTGAGTCATTAGTACCTAACGCAAATGTTCCAGTGTCTCTTCTTCTAATAGACTGGTCACCTATTAATAATCCAACAAAATTACTTGTAGAACTTCTTACTTGAATACCACCTTGAACAACTAATTTAAAAAATAAAGAAGAAGTTGTCCCAATACCAACACTTCCACCATCAAATACAACACTACCAGTTGTAGTTTCAATTGCTCTGAAGTCGGGTGTTGATGTTAATGTTGGGTTAACATATAAACCTCTTGTAACTCCATTTCCTCCACCTGATTGGTCTATTCCTCCGCCAATATTTAATATATTGTAACTCCCAGAACCAGCATTAGGAGTAGCAACAGATGCACTAATATAAAATATGTTCCATTGTGAGTTAGCAGATTGGCCAGCAACTACACGTGTTCCCCCAGAAAACATAAATGCAGATCCTACATAACTAGTGTTAGCATTTGATGTGTAAAAGTTAAAGTTTCTTCCTTCGTTTACAATATTAGCTGTGTTACTATTTCTAAATCTTATTTCTCCATCAGAATTACTTGGGGTTAAAACAATCCCATAGTATGAGTTAGTTGTTGTATTAAAAGTTAAACTATCAGCTCGAGTAGATATTGCTCCCGCGGAAGCAATAAAGGTGTTTAATGAATTGTTTTGTACTCTTAAACTTCCACTAACATCAAGTTTATAACCAGCGTCTGTATAGGTTCCACCTGTTTGTATTAGTAAATTTCCATTACTAAAAAACCTACCCCATTCGGTTGTACCAGTTCCATTATAAAATTGAATAAGCCCACCTTGTAGAGCTAAATTACCTCCATCTATTGTAGATAAAGTTGTAGCACCCGAAGTTATATTAAGAGCAGGATAAGTAGTGTACCCACTTATAAAGAATTTTGCTTGTTTAGATGCTTGGTTACTACTTAAAGTAATATGACCTAAATCATTAATCCTAAATAATAAAGTATCCGCGCTATCTGTTATTGAAAAATTATTTGTAGCACTTGTAGTGCCAGAACCTTTTACTGTTAATCGAGCTGAGTCTGTAGTTGTGCCTATAAGGAAATTACCTGTAGCACTTACAAATTTAGCTCGTTCAGTATTACCTGGTTTAAATATTATGTCTTGGAATGTACTTAAAATCATTCCTGTACCCCATTCATTAGATACAAAACCTATCTCAGTAGGAGTTCCAGGTGTGAATTCTTGAGTAAATTGTAATTTATTTGGGTTTGAAGATCCTACATTTAAACGTAAAGTTGACCCTACATCACCATAGATAGATATTAAACCTGTCCCAGTTCTTCCATTCACACTAACAGAACCAGTTACACCTAAGCTTCCAGTTATTAAAGCAGACCCAGTATATGGGAATGCAGATGGGATTGAGAACAGTGAACCTGTTCCATTATATATGTTAGTACCATCAGTTTGGAGAATACGTTGGTATGTATCCTCAATATTCTGACCTGTTAAATCAAAAGGTCCAGCCATAACTTATTTTATTTATTTAGGTAGTTTAGAAACTATCCCATTTATAATCTCTTGAACATAATTTTGTTCAACTTTGTTTTCTTGTAGATAAGTACCGATTATATTATTTACTTTATCTTTTTTAACAGTTAAGTTTTTAACATTGATATCTTCTTTAACCAACATTTTAACTATTCTGATAATATGTTCAGTTACAGGATCAACTTCTTGTATTCCTGTAATTTGAATTTTAGGAGCAGTGTCTTTTATAATTTCAGCATCCGATGATTTAACTTCTACAGTTACTTTACGAGATGAATCTACTATAAAATCTGATTTCCAAGGAGTAAAATACGTATCCTCTGCTATGACTTCAAGCTTTATTTGACCTGAGGTGTTATCTTCTAGTAATCCTTTTAATTTTTTAATAGGAATAGAACATTTTCCGTCTTTATTAATTGTTCCTTCGAACATTAAATTAACATCTTCAGACTCAATGATTAATCGAGCTGAGCTGTTTTTTAATGAAGCGCCTTCAAGTTTAATATTACACTCAAATACTTCTGTTTTGTCAGTAAATAATTTATACATTATAAGTCTACTTTTATGTTTATTCCTAAGACTTCCTTAGCAACTAGGGATATGTCCGATATACGTATTTTACGATCTAGTACCTCTTTAGTTTCTTTGTATTCTTTGCCTTCTACTTTACAAAGTAACTTTATAAATTTTTGTTTCTTATCAGGTTGTTTACCAAAAAAATCATCTGGCGTGTAACCTCCACCTAACGCACCTATTACCTCGGTTATTAACGCGCAATCATCCCAAGTAAACGGATTTTTACTTTGATTCGGGAATGGATTCGCATCCCAAGAAAAATTTGCGTTATCCCACTGAAATGGTGTTCTTGTACTCATTATTTATAGTATTGAGTATAATTTTCTTTTAAATATAAGCCAAGTCCTAGTGCTTTTTCTCTTTGTTCTGTTAATTCAACTATATTTTTATTTACTTGGGCTACTTCTTCCACTGTACCTGTTAATTTCCAAAATAAAGAAAATGTTCTATATAATTTCCAAAGTACATCAGGACTTTGTTTTTGAAATTGAGTGTAAGTATTTTTATTTATTTCAGTGAATATAGGTTGATTTCTTTTAATACTAAAATATCTAGTAAATTCTCCATTAGAATAATCTTGTTGTGTAGGTAATATTGGGGAAAAAGATATAGAAGGTTTAGCTCCATCACCTATAAAATTTTTATAATCAGAATTTGATTGACCTTTAGCTACAACAATTTCTTTTTTATCAGTAAAATTAGGAGTAGCACCTGTAAAATATTTACCGTTATAAAGTTTATGATAGTAACCTATATATATTTGAGTAGAATTTAAGTATGTAAATTCATCCCCAGATGTGTATAGGTTAGTTTTAATCTTATTTTGAGGAATGTAAGTCATATTTAAACTCTGTTATAAACTTGTTCTGCTTTTGAATAAAATCCTTGCATTTTATCTAAAAATGGTTGTTGTTGCCATCTACCATCAGCTATACCTGCGCTAGATCTAATCCACTCATATCCGTATGTTGTTGATACTGCGTTAACATAAGGTAATTGTTTTTGGAACCATGGGTTATCATCAAATCTCTTTGGTGTTCCTCCAATATAAATTCCAAAGTTTTTAATTTTAGTAGTTTTATACTTAATACCTTCTTCAGCATTACTAAAAGAAGCAAATTCTCTAAACTCACCACTTCCATCTTTTAAACATAATCTACCTGTTATAGCGCCATCATTACTCCATTTTCCAGAGTCAGTTTGCATTCCACCATAATTATTATTAAATCCTCTAAATCTATCTCCTTCCCCTTGTTCATTTTTCATAATAGCAAACGCGGCTAAAGCTACTTCTTTTGAGAAATTAGGTTTTAATATTCTCATCATTTCATCATCACTTATATATGTTCTAACATATGGTATTACTGGTAGATTAGGGTATGATGATGCTCTTTTACAATTACCTATATTACGGTATGGGTCAAGTATGTTTGTTTCCTCAGTAGGAGAAGTAGCTCCATCTCCTGTTATAAAGTTTTCAGCTCCTATTGGTTTTAAATTAATTTGTCTAGGACCACTAAGACTTTCTAAAGTAGTAACCCAATCGTTATCACTAATTTTATGCGATACACCTTTAGTTATGAATTGTATATTCTTTTTGTAGTTATCAGGTAATATTTCATCATTGATAGTGTATGACTCATATATTCTAGGACCACTAAGTCCTTTCATTGTTAATTCAAGGTTAATAGGAATAAATCCTACTCCACCTATATTTCCTTGTTGAGTGTAATACCCTAATTCATATTTAAATAAGTCAACAACTGCTTCAGTCCCACTAGTTATATCATCTTGTGTTATAGTTCCTATTTGAATTTTATTAATGATATTAGCATATTGAGTTAAGTTATTTGTATATGCTTGTTCAGGTGAAATAGATCCAGAAGCATCAGTTGTTGTTTCATCTTCTGTTTTAACATCAATTATACTTGACTTTTCTTTAAGTACTCTATCTTCATACCCAACATTTAATTTACTTAACGCAGTGGCGTTTTCTCCTACTTTATTACCATTAACTTGAGCACCTATTGATATAGTAGAAGCAAATTTATTATCTAATTGACTTTTAATTGATACTTCTTTTACAAAACTACCTTCATTAGAATTTAATAAATTAACATTAAGTTTAGTAGGTGTCATATCTCTATTTAAATAATCACCAGCGCCAGGTAAAGTATTATTATCTATGATATAAAAATAATTAGTTAATTCATCATATACTACTTCAAATGAATTTATTTGTCCTGTAGCATCTGATATACCTTGCATTATCTGTGTTAAAAATGCATATAATGATACTTTTCCTTCTTCGTCTATATTATTTGTTAATGTGGTAGATATAAAATCTAAATTAATATGAATATGCATAAATTTACCTAAAAATGGATATCCACTAACTCTAAAATAATCACCTAAACCAGATAAATTTCTAGGATTATCTACAGTTTCAGTTGCTCCTTGTATCCAACTTGTTGTAAACCATGTCTCATCTACTTCTATAGTATCTGCGGTATTGTATTCAAATTCATCTTCTGAGGCTATTGTTAATGGTTTATTAAATCCATATCTGCTTCCCCAATCATTAGCATCTTGGACTGTTATTGTTTGACCTTCTCTACGAGTCAGAATTACTGAGTCAATAAGTTCAGGTTTATCATCATTAGGTACAGTAGTTGGCACTCCTTTAATTTTACTAGTATTATATGGAATATTGTCTTCGCTAACATTACGTGTTACAACAGGTTGTTTAAAAACATAAGCTTGAAATGAATTACCATCAGGCCATAAATTAAGTCCATTTCCTAAAAGATCATAAGTATATAAAGTATATGTTTTTTTAGCAGATGCTGTTCCACTTCCACCACCTTGAGCTGAGTTGTCTGACGGTTTTAATAAACAGATTTGAGGATTAGTACTTCCTTGGTTTGGTATAGTTAAACATAAATTAGTTTCATAATCATGATCTATATAAAACATAGGTTTATGAACACCATCAGTATTAGATTTAGAAGTATCATATTTTAATAAAAATGATTCTATTATTCTTAATAATGTACCTAATTTTATATAATAAAGATCACTTTGAACAGCATCACCATCTTCTTCTGTTACTAAACTATAATATCTATTCTTTATAGCTTCTTGATACACTAAAATATTACTAGCCTTATTCCAATCTGTTACTTCTTTAGGATCAAAATAATTAGGTGCTATTAAATCATATTGAGCATTAGTTTTTGTAAATCTAACAATTTCGCTAGTTGTTAAACTAGCGCCAGTTCCCCCATCATTAAATCCATTTATAATACCATTTTGTTGATCAATCTCACTTCTAAGAGCATATAATATTTGATTTATTGTAGATTTATTTTTATTAACTATAACTGGGGGTTTATTTTGGTTTTCTTCAGTAGATTCTGTTGTACTTTGGATTCCTGGGTAGTTAGTGTTAACTTTTAATGATTCAATAACATCACCTATAGATATAAGTTTTAATGTAATATTGTATCCTCCATCTTGTCTTAAACTCCAATCAAAATTTCTAACATATCCTAAATAACCATCATAGTTTCCACAATATGATTCTCTTTGTTGTTCTAATATTTCTAGTACTTTATCTTGATCATAATCACCATTTAAAAATCCTTGGTGAACCCAATCAGGCATATCATTACGAAGTGTGTTATTATCATACCATAAAGTATGACCCCACTCTAGAAACATACTAAACTTTAATTTTAAATATAATGCTTCTATTATTCTAAATTGAGCTAAACTATGACATACTATTTCAACAGTAGCTTCTCTTAATGAACCTCTATTTAATGATTTAATTTCAGCTGAAACTATACCTGGGGGTGGTACTAGACCATATGTTGTAACATCTACTCCATTTAAATCATTTCCAGCTAGTCCAATTGATGGTGTATAACCATATGAAGGATTTTGTTTGTCATAACCAACACCATGTGTAAAGTCACCAGCGAAATTACCTACATTGTAACTTTCATATTTTCGTGCAGAAAATAATACTGATTTTTTAGCTAAAAGATCTCCTGAAAAGTTAGTAACTCCTAATTCTTTAGCTTTTTCATATGTTATATTAACACCTGAAGATAATCTAACCCAAGATGTATTATTATTTATGTATTTTAATAGATCTGGGTTTCTTTCTTTATATAAACCTAATGCATTTTGTCTAACACCAATTTGTAATGCTACATACGGTTTAAAACTTTCACCAATAATATCTCTAGGCATAACTTTATGTATTTAATAACATGTAAGCATTTAATATATTTGATACATCTGTTGGTATTCTAATTTGAGTACCGGTTGGAATGTATAATGAGTTTTGAGATAGTGTTTCATTAGCAGTAGATATAACCCACCATAATGATGAATCATTATAATATTGTTGAGCTAATAAATCAAATCTATCTCCAATAGTTGTTATAACATATATATCAGTAGAAGATAAAGGTACTCTAGGATACTTATTATCTCTATAATATCTAATACCTTGGGTATTTTTTATGACTGGTATGTTTTGGTATCTATTCATTTTTAAATAGTAACTTGAGGATCATCTGTTGGTGTGTTAATGAATGAGGCTTGGAATCTAGGTGTGAATGAGTGTATTGGTATAATACTTAAACTTACATCAATCATTCTAGGTAATTGTCCTACATCATCTACACTATTTAATGTTGTTGGTGTTATAATTATCCCATTATCATCTCTATTTATATCCCACCCAGCCTCAAATGATGGTTTTAAACTTACACTTTCAATAATACATGGAACCGAATTTAAATAATTTCCTACAGTTATATTAACAAAATTACCCCTCATATATCCTGCTTCTGAGTAATTTGGAGCAGTTACACCCGCAAGATAATTTAATTTTTGGTAAATTGGTTTCATTTCTGCTCTTGAGTGAGCGTATACTGTGAATGATAATGAAATATTTCTGGAGAAGCCAGTGTATTTGTAGAAGTTTTCAGCTCTTCCTACATATTTGTAAGAATCCCATTCTGCTTTATAATCATCTCCAAATTCATTAAGATACGCTCTAAAGAATAACCAAAAGTTCTCAGTATCTGTTGTAGCATCATTATTATTAATTTCAAAGAAAAACTTAATTAAATCTGTATTTTTGTAGTCCTCAGCTTTATCTTTTGTTAAAACACGTTGAAGTTGTAACTCATCTGAATTTATAGATTCATTAGTTAACTGTGGTCTATCAGTACGGAATTGAGTTAGTGAAGTTTTATATGTTGTTTCTCTATTAAACTCAGATATATTAGGATATGGTAATGGAACTATTGTACCACCCTTTGTTGGGTTTTCAGGGTCTGGTATAGTTTTTATGTTATAATATGGGTTTAAGGAATTTAAAGTAGTTACTCCCTTATTAGTAACAACAGCCGCATCTGAGAATGATTGGATTGAAGGTATGTTTTGTTGAAGATTAGAATCTAATCTATTACTAATTTTATTACCTGTTTCCCTAGTGTATTTATCTGATGCCTCTGTTAATTTGTTAAGGTTTATAAGATTTTTAGCCCCACCTTTCTTACCAATTTTAAAAGTATTAGGCCATCCTATTAGTCTTTTTGATGGGAGAAAAGTTTTAGGAATATCTTTTACTTCACCAATTGTTCCTTTCCTATTTAATATATTACTAACATTGTTTGTATATATTTTTTCATTATCCTCACCATATGTAATTATAAACTCATTTGAAGCATTTGTTTCTCCAGATGGGTTGTACACCCAATTAACGTTACTTGAACTTACATTAGTTGGTCTTAAATAATTAGAATCAGTTTTTAATTTACCACTATTTAAATTAAACTTATTTGCTTCTCTATCTTCAGGTTTATTAACAGATGTATCTCTATTTTTTACAATTGAGCCTGAAGGATATACCCAGGTAACATTGGATGAATTAACACCAGTTGGTCTTAGATAATTAAGATCTGTTTTTAATAATTCTCCATTTAAATTAAAAGTATTATTACTTTGGATAGGTGGTTTATTAACAGATGTATCTCTATTTAATATACTATCTTTTACATTACCTGTTTGATTACCTGTTAACTTAATTAAATAACTAGTTGGAACATTATCTAATGAATAGTACGCGTCTGATGCTCCTCTATTAATTCCAAATTCATAGTTATTATTCCCATAAACCCAATTAATAGTTAGTGCTCCACTATATACTAAATAATTTTTATTATCTATATTTGTACCACCTTCTCTAAGACCAAATACTGTTCTGTCTTTAGGTAAATCTACAGTACGAGTTGGATTTTGAATTCTAATATTAGTTATACCTAACCCTAATGGAGCATTAGGACCACCAGGATAAGACAATAATATACCACTACCAGCTAAATTTGTTACACCAAAAGGATTAATAGTTAAAGGACCTAATGGTTTTTTCTCTACTTTAGCAGTATACGCTATAGTTAATCTATTTTCATATCCTTCTCCTGGTAGGAATTGGAATGTAGGGTCTACACCAAATCCTCTTGTTGCATAATAATAACCATATCTTCCACCATTAAAATATGATGGTTCAGAATTATTTAATCCTTGTTTATTAACATGAAAACCTAAAGAATTTAAACCAGCTTGAGATAGTGTTCCTAATGGATTATAAATTCTATTAATATTAACTAATTTAGGATTTTGTCTTTCTAATAATTCTTGTTTGATAGTAAATAATAATCCGTTAGGAGTTTTTGTATCAGTAAAGAATTTAGATAATCTTTTTACATCCTGAAATGAGTTAACAGGGTTTAAGTATCCATTACGTAGCAAGAAATCTGCTGACGTTGGAGCATAACCCTCAGGTATGGAAGTGGTAATGTAGGGTTGGTTACTTGAACCACCTCCTCTTTGATCATTACCATATCTGAGAGATTTAAGATCAGTTCTTAAATCGATTAATCCCATTATCCTGGTAAGTTATTGATATATTGAGTTGGAGTTTGTCCGTCTAAATCTAATTGAGATCCTACTAATGAAGCTGGGTCTAAAACTGATACTTGTTGGTTGTAAGCAGTTGGAGTTTGACCATCAGTATTTGTTAATAGTGATCCTTGTGTTGTTAGTATGTCTAGTAGTCCCATGATTTTATATTTTAAAGGTTTATTATAAATATTAGCTATTATTGGACTTGAACAGAACTTATGTTTAATGCTGTTCCTACTTTTGTAGAATCCATATATACATCACTACTCTTATTTAATATTTGATTAAGTACACTTTCTACAGCCGCTAATTTATCTATCATAGGTTGCATATTAATTGAAGGAGATGAAGATTGTTGTGTTTGTTGTTTACCTTTACCTCCTAAATCAGTTCCTGCTATAACAGTATCTTTATCATTTAAAGCAATTGCTCCTTCAGGTGCTAATAAAGTACGTTTACCGTATCCATTTTTACCTTTACCAGCTGACATAATGTCATTACCTTTTAAAAACTTGTATCCTAATGCCGCTACACTTGCACCAGCTGCTAAACCAGCTACTAATCCCCAAGGTCCTAAACTTGTAAATGCTCTAATAACAGTTGTGACAGCTTGTCCTATTAATTTTACTAAACTAGATTTAGCTATTGCATTATAAACTGTTGCTATACTATTACCTATAGCGGAAAGGATATTTCTAGTGTATAATAAAACATTAGTTGCTTTATCTACTAAATAATTTTTAGCTTTTATAGCCGCTTCTTTTATTGATGTTGCTAAAGATTGTTTACCAAACATCAATTCAAGCTTTTTCTGTATATTATTTTTTATAGTAAGTAAAAGACTATTCCTCTTAACCATTTCTTTTTGGTTTTCAGTTAATAGTGTTCCTTTAGCTAAAATATTAGCTGCTTTTTGAGTCATAACAGATTGTCTGTCAGTTATTAAACCAATTTTTTTAGCAGCATTTATTAACACAGTTTTTCTATATAAACCATCCCCAGCAAACTGCATTGTTTTATAACCTATAGCTATTATACCAACCCATTTAGCTATAGGGACTAAGAATTTTAACATTTGTCCTAATCCTCCAACTATTGGGCCTACTATTTTGAATATTTCAGAAAATACATCTAAAACAGGCATCAATGGAGTAACTAAAGACATGAATACTTCTTTTAGTTTTTCAACAGTAGCATTAAATTTTTCTTGTATGGATTGTTGCTCATATTGTTTAGCTATTTGATCATTACCTAGACGTTTTTTAGCTTCTTCCATCCCTACTTCTTCAACTAATCTATTAAATGCTTGTTGGGCTGATTCTCCTTCTTTAGCTGATAATTTGGCTAATGCTTCTTTATCCATTAAAGATTGAGCTAATTCATTTCTTTGCATACCCATAGACTTAGCTATAGCTTCTTGTTGAATAACATTTAATTTACCAAAGTCTTTAGCTGATCCTACTTGTTTAGCTACTTCAGCAGCTGCTTCAGCAGTTTTACCTTCAAGTGCTAATGATCTTGCTCTTTCAAAATTAAAATTCTTACCAGTTAATAATTCTGCTTCTAATTCAGAAGAAATACTATCTTCAAATTGAAGTAATGAATGAGATATTTTTTCTGCTTGTTCTAAGTTTAAACCAAATTGTTTAGCTTGAACTACAGCTATAGCCAATGCTTCAGCGCTTCCACCTAATGATAATTTTAATGAGGCTGATGCTTTACTAATTTCTTTAAGTACTTCTTTTTCATTAATAACTAATTTATTTTGATTCGCGTATGCCTGCGCTCCACCTAATATTTCTTTAGTGTTATCTTCTAATGTTTTACCGTTAACTAATGATAATTGTTGGATACCTATTAATTCTTCATTAGTGTAACCAGCCATTTCTCTTAATTTAGTAAAAGTAACTAAATCTTTTTCATTTAACATAGCATTAGTACCTAAAGAATTACCTACAGCAACCATACTTTCTTGTAAACCTTTGGTTGATACATTGATATCTCCTGATAAGTTAGCTATTGTATTTAATTCATTTCTAACTTTACTTGCTTCACTATATGATTTATTAAATGATTTAGCTAATTGTCCTGTTTGGTCATCAGCAGATTTAAGGGCATCTATAATTTGGGTAATAAAGAATGTGCTTATAACTAAAGGATCTTTTAAGTTTTCAATAAGTGATGAACCCATTGAACTAATCCCAGCTTTTAATACTTTAAATTTATTAGCAAATGAATTAGCATCTCCATTAGCTTCTCGGATTTCTTTAGCTAATTCTTTCATTTTTTCATTAGCTTCTTCTAAACCAAGTTTAGAAGATAAACCACCAAATCCTAATTTATCTAAAGCAGAACCAATACCTTTAATTGCTACTCCACCTAAACCTAATAATCTCTGTTCTTTATCTAATTGAGTGTTAATAGATGCTAAATCAGCTTCTAATTGATTATAATAAGTATCTTCTTCTTTTAAAATACCAACTATATTACCTTGAGCCGTTATATTTTTTTGTAGTTCTTTATTTAATTTAGTCCTTTCGTTAACTAATCCTCTAAGTTGGATTCTTTCAGCTAACGTTTTATTAGTAATAAATGCTAAATTATTAATAGCGGCTTGATTAGCTTTAGATCTATCTTCTAGACCTTTTTTCTCTAACTGTAAGAGTTTACTAATGTTTTCTAAATTTACTTTTTCTTTCTTTTGCTTTTCTTGAAGTAATTTTATATCCTTTTCAGTTAAAGTAGAGATACCTCTTTGATGATATTGGATTTTTTCAGCTATAGAACTTAAATTTTGGAATGATTTAGCTACTTTATTAACACCAGTATTAGTGTTTTTAATTTCATTAATCATCCTTTGGAAGCCTTCAACAGCTTCACCAATATCACCCGCAAATTTAGTAGATTCTTCTCTAAGTTTTTGAAGATAATCTTTAGCAGCTTTACCTGATTTAACAAGGTTGTCAAATTCTACACCATCAATATCTTTTTGTAAAAGTTTAATTAACGATCTTAATTCTTCTATTTCTGCTTTACTAAAATTGTTGGCTGCCATATTAACTTAGGTATATATAATAAATATTAAATAAATAAGGAATTAATATTTAGGTGCTTTACCTAACTTACCTTTAAAATGTGATGGTAATTCAACTTTTCCATCTTTAATATTACTAGTTTGAGAGCCTAAATCTTCATTCTGTGATTCATTTTGTTTTTCATAATGTTCTTGTAATTTATGAAAAGTAAATTTACGAAGCCAAGTAGGCATGTTATAGACTGTAGTCCAGTCATAACCTCCTTGGCCATGAAAAACAATTTCATGAATTTGAGTAAATAAGTTAGATCTAACTATAGGAATAACATTAGATGTCAGGCCAAAAAAAGCTAAGTCCAACTGGAATTGAAACTTTGTCGTTGCTTCCTTCGGGAAAAAAGGTCAGATCTACGTCTGGTTGTACCTCCTTTATATGCTCCCTTAACGCTCTGGAGTCACGAGCTAATAGTTGTTGATCAACGAAATTTCTAATATCTTTAGAATCTCGATTACCTCCGACTGAAGTGATAAGATATTTTAATCGAGTAGATATTTCTGATGATGAGTTTTTATTTATTTTCTTTAATCCTTCTAATTCAGCATTAATTTTCTTTTCATCAACTCCTGTTAATAACTTAAATGTTATTTCTGTTCCTGTTGATGGTAAAGTAAAATTAAATTCATTTATTCCTTTTTTAAATGATTTAGGATTAATAGATTTATTTTCAATAGTAGTTAGGTCAATATTATATTCTTCACCATCATACTCAAATTTATAATCTTTACCATACCCTAAAATACGAGCTGCTACTAATAAGGCGTTTTTATCGCCTACTACTAGGTCTTCATAATTTACGTCAGATACAATGAGTGATTTAATTAACTCATCTAATACTGTGCCTTTATTGATGTAGTTTTGGTTAGTTAATATATCTTCTTCACGAGCGGTCATGTATTTCATTTCAATTTTTCCGCTTGATAAAGGAGATGATTCAGGGTAGATTAAACCTTGTGAAGGTAAGTCAACAGTTTCTGTTGGTGTTGAGAATTTATTTTCCATATCTTTTATTAGTTATAACTTTAATGTCATATATAAATATATAAAGAAAAAAGAAGCTCGCAAAACTTGCGAGCCCTTTTAAAATATAATTTTTGAATTAGAAGTTCAATACGCAGTAATCAACAGCTACAGTCATTGTAAGGTTAACTGCTGTGTTCTCAGTATCCCAGTTATAATCACCAAAGTTAGCTTCTGTTATGAATGCGCCTTTTAAGATCCATTCTCCTACAATATCACCAACTGGTCCTAAAACATCTATTACTAAGTCCTTTTTATAGAAATCAGAATATCCATCTCTACCTGTTACTGATTCATGGTGTAAACGAACCCATTCCATTACTGACTGAGCACCTGATGGGGTGATTGGGTCGAATAATGTCATTTGAATGTTACCCCAAGTAGTTTTACCTTTAACTTTTCTATATACGTTAATATGGTTTAATGTTACTTCACCTTGAGTTAACGTTACAGCGTTTACTCCTTTGATTAGGTAACTAGGTACTCCATCCATATAAAGGATGAATCTGTTAGCCTGTTTTGGTTCAAAGGCTGTGAAGAATATTTCGTTTGCGTCTAATATTGCCATGTCTTTTTATTTATTATAAATATCTATATAATTAATTTTTATGCTGGGAAAGTTGCTCCAGTTGGTGTAACATTGAAATTCAAGTATATAAATTCAGCAGTTTTGGTAGGTTGTAAGTAAATATTACCTACTAATTGGTTTCTATCAATTACATCTGGTGTGTTATTGCTATCATCCATTACTACTTTAAATGCATACAATCCTTGTCTTTGTTGAACACTTTCTAAGTATGGGTTAACTTGGCTTAAGAATTGATTTCTTGTAGCGATTGTATTTTGCTCAAATACTAAGTTGTTACCTACTTGAGAAATATATGCTTTAAGAGCAATTAATAAACGACGAACATTTACACGATCTAAAGCTGATGCTTGAGTTTGTAATGTTTTCTGTCCGTATACTACTACTCCAGTTCCTGGGAATGTAGCGATTGGATTAACTTTACTATTGTATAAAGTATCTCTATCACTTTGTGCTAAACGTCTTTCAGCTCTAACTACAGTGGTTAATCCACCTCTGTTTATACCTGCAGGTGCAAACCATGGTTCAGATACTTTATCATTGTAAGCATATACTCCACCTATTACAGTTGAAGCAGGTGTCCATACTTGAACTCCACTATCTGGATCTTGAACTTGACACCATGGCCAGTAAGCAGCAGCATATGAAGTATTTCTAGTAGCAGCTTGAGTAGTAACAGTACTAACTGTAGACCCATATGGTACTAAATCACACACATAAATAAAATCTCCTCTGTTTTCAGCAATAGATACAATACTTGAAACTAAACTTGATTGTAAACTATTGAATATTCCAGGTGTTAATAGTATATTAAATTTATAATCATCTTGGTTTGCTAACAAGTTGATCATTTCTACATACCCTTGGTTAGCAGTGTTAGATCCTGATGGTATACCTTGAGATAAGTTACCGTCTGTAATATTATTGTAATATTGAGCTCCATTTTGTAAACCACCAATAGCACTAGTAAATGAACCACTAGCAACAATTGGAATTGAAGATGTATATTGTGGTTTAGCTACTCCATTATTATCAAGATATCCTGGTGTGTTAGTTACAGTTTTTACTCTTACATATCTTGAACCTCCAGCATATGAACCGGTTGTTTGAAGATAATATGAAGTTCCATCTGTTCTATAAGTTTGAGATTGATCACCTATTACTTTAGAAACATAATTAGGAGTAAATGGATCTAATGTTAAATTAGTCCAAGTTTCTAATATTGTTTGATTTAAAGCATTATCATCACCTTTTCTAATTAATAAATCGAATGTTCCAGAGGCAGTGTTTGAGTTAACAATTTGCCATCTAACATTATTTGCGGATCCACTAGCTAATGCTCCATTAGCATCTAATGAGCTTGAACTGTTTTGTTCAATTCCTTGAGATATAGTTTCTAATACAAGAGAATTACCTAGTGCTCCACTAATAGCTGTACTAACTGCGGATGTATAAGATCCACTAACTACACGAGATACTATTAATGAAGTTCCTCCATTAGCAAAGTAGTTGTAAGCAGCAATAGAAGTAAAATAAGTGTAAGTTTGACTATTACTTCCACTAGTGAATGTAGTACCAAATTTGTTTTGGTAATCACTGTATGTAGTAACTAATGTTGGAATACCTACGGGTCCCTTAGCGGTTGGGCCTATAATAGCCGCGCCGGCTTGTACAGGCTGTGTAGAGATGAATGAAGAATCATTCTCTCTTGCTAGTACACCTGGTGATATTAAAGTTTCTGCCATGTTGTTTTTAAATTATGTTTGGTTTATTGATAAATATCTTAAAAAGCGTCAAAATCATGAAACCGGGATGAACTCTCCTTTTTCTAAATCAATATTTCCATCACCGTATTTTTCTTGAAGTTCTTTAGCTATTGTTGTTTCTTCTTCAATTTGTTTTTGAAGTGAAGATTTAAGAGCTTGCTTATCTAATTCTAAAAGTTGAATACGATACTCTACTGTTCCTAATGCTTGAACCAAGTTAGATTGGTTAGTTTGAATTGTCTTTAAAGATTGAATTTCTTCTTGTGTTAAAACTTTGTTTTCCATAAAATTT